GGGCTACAACAACTGGTGCCGCTGCCACTCTTTGATTTGCAAGAACTTGCGCTGCTGCTTGGGGAGTGTGTCTAACGTTTCCTGGGAACCCCGCTAAATGAACTGTGGCAGTAGAAGGCTGTTGTATGGTCAAGTCGCCAAACATCTCAAAGAGTTCAGGCCACCCTGTCTTTGATGCCTCAACACCATATTGCTCTTGCATTAGCTTTAAATGAGCTTTTTTGGGGATTCTCCAATCAGGTTGATCGTTGCGCGTTAGATCACTGAGAAGATTGATTATGCTCCCACCCGTTGATGAGCCTACACTTGAAGAAGAGTTGCCGCCACCACCTCCATTAGCATGAGTATGCTGAAATTCAACCTGAGGCATTTGTATTGGTTTTACCGGGTCCGGATTTACCAACTCTACCGTAAATCCTGGTTCAGGAACATCTCCTGCGTAGCCCAAACTAGAGAGAAGCGAAAGAGAAATAAGAAAAACGCGAGACCTATTGTTCATAGGAATCCTTGGTTTTATGAGGTTAAAATCAACTGCTGCTTCACCACTAAACCAATAAACTAACTTTAATAGGAAAAAAAACAATTTCAATAAAAACAACAAAACGCAACACGCGCAACAAAAATGCAACAGTGTGTTTTTGCAAAAAAGCGTGCTATTCTCATTAAAAGTGTTGCAAAATGGTAAAAAGGGGCATATAGCAATGACAGAAAAAAGGAAGGAAACTGTTGGGAAGCTGTCTTCGGAATTGCTGCAAAGAGATATTTACGCCGATCATTCAGCCGGCGAACAAATGCAAGCACAGTTATCAGATTATGAGAGCAACCTCTTTGATCGTGTTGTTCATGGCAAAGCTGTTTATGCTGGTGATTTTTATTTGGTTGTTATCGCTAAGCGTGAAAAACTAATGCCAAATGCCTTTCGGCTCTATTATTTTCATAGAATAAGCTGTCCGTCTCCCGATTATGATCAGACTGTGTATAAATATCATAGAAAAGATGAGCAATTAGAGTTCTTATGGGTGATTCCAGCCAAGCCAGTCATTAAAGATATGATTGCCAATAGACTAGATCTAGACACCTCTCTTTATCAACTGTTGAAGTTTGTTATTGAATTTGTTGACGGAACTCTCGATAAAAAAGCACGAGAGCTTAATGGTGAACCGTTAATCACCATAGCCCCTATAGTATAAAAGGAAGAAGATGGAAGAAGCCAAAAATGCGGTTGATATAGTGACTCCAAATGCCCAAGATATATTAGAGATACCACGGATGGAGTCCGAACCATCAACTCCAGCACAGGAACAAGTCGCTGCTCCAGCTCCGCAAGAAGAACAACAAAGAGCAAAAGATAAAGAATCTAATATGCTCTATTTAAGAAAGCTGGCTGATCAGGCTTCCCGTGAGCGTGATGATGCATTAAGACGGCTTCAAGAGTTTGAGTATCAAAAATTAGCAAAAGTTGAGTCACTTGATGAAGATTTTTCTATAAAAGATGATGAACTTGTAGAAGGTAAACACTTAACTAAGTACGCTAAACGTATAAAACAGCTTGAGCAGCAACAAAAGCAGTACATACAACAGACTACTGAGTCTACCGCTGAAATGCGGCTAAAATCCCAGTATCCGGACTTTGATAAAGTTATGACTATGGAGAACGTGCAAATGTTCAGCTCTGCATATCCTGAGCTTGCCAAGACTATAAACTCATCCAATGATCTTTATGAGAAAGCATCATCTGCGTATACTCTTATCAAGAAGTTTGGCATCTATAATGATCAGCCCTTTGAAGCAGATAAGCAGAAAGCTCTTGCAAATGCTTCTAAGCCGAGACCTCTTGCAAGCGTTTCCCCGCAACAAGGCGATTCGCCTATGCAACGCGCTAATGCTTTTTCTAATGGACTGACTAAAGAATTAAAAGAGCAGCTTCTAAAAGAGATGAATGAAGCGCGCAGAGAATATTAGAAAATAACTTAACGAGAATGAAAGAGATTAATGTACCACGACCACATACCGAAGATTAAATCAAGCGATAGGCCATGGATCTCTTATTGTTCGTTATGCGATTTCGATTTTTGTTTGTTATGCCAGAAAGAAAACGGAGACACTCGATTTGTGTATTTTGAGAGATCAGTAATTAATTTATGCATAGACTGTAATTGGGATATACAGGATTCAATAGAAGGTGCACGTTATAACCGAATCATGGAATTCTTTACACATTATGGTCGGCTGGATCATATATTAAAGAACCCTAAGGGTGTTCCTTTTGAAGATGAGCACAATAAATAGCCTTATTTTGTAGGCAGGATACTGCTTATGTAGGGACCAGAAGTTTAAAACTCTTCTGGTTCTTTTCTTTTTTAATCAGTTTTTTGTATCTTATATTCATCTCAGAAGGCGTATCTGTGTCTCGCCAACACGTATCACTCGCGTATCGGGCTTCGCAAACCCTCTCTTCCGCGTATCACGCCTCGCAAGCGTCGAGTCTAAAAAAATCTTTTCATAATAAAAGGAGAAGACCGTGGCAATTACCACTACGTCTAGCCTTCCGGCACCGGTTCAACAGAGTTTTAGTTATAAACTCTTGTCTGTCCCTGTGCCAAATATGATCCACAAGATACCGGCAATGAAGAAACAAATGCCGCGTAACGGTGGTACAACTTTACGTATGCGTCGATTAAGTTTAGTCGACCTTAAATCTTTTCTGATTGACTTGGAGTTCGAAGTGGCTTACGTTACGGCGTAAACTAACCGATAACAAGGGGCAAGGTAAAGATGTTTAATATCTTCAAAAAAAAAGAAAACGATTCCGTTAAAATTTTCAACAAAGAAGATTCTTTCAACGGAGACTTTCGTTGTTTATGCGTAAAAAAACTATGTGAATCCCTCTATGACAAAGATGGTATTCATAGGAACGGTGGCCTTCGTATTTCCGATAAACTTATTCGCGCTTATTTTTTTGCCATACCAGAACCAGATCATATAGATTTTGAAGATGTTAGAATTTGTCTAAACCGGCCTGAACGACTGAGTGAAAAGATATCTGAAATGTTAGCTCGAAGAGCAAAAGACAAATCAGATAATGCGACAGTCTGAACTCTACACGATAAGGTAGAGAGGGAACTCCGAAGAGGGATCCCCGCCTCGAAAGAGGTCATAAAAGTAACAGAATGATAACCCGTTGAATACAGCGATGGTACCACTAGGTAATTCTGGTGTAACTCCTCCCGCTCAAAATCTAACGGCTGTGGATATCGATGCAAAGATCAGTTTTTACGGCACTTATGTTCAACTCAATGAGCAGGTGACTCTACAAAACCAAGACCCTAAAAGGTATGGGGTCTTTAAATCTTCTCTGATAGACTTGAAAGCCGAAGTAGCAATTAGCTAACCGGTAACAAGGGGCAAGATTATGATTACAGTAATTTCTGATCAATATGTATGCATACATAGAGCTCAATTAGCTTTTAAGAAAACGCAGAATTGCGTGGGAGCTGTGTATGAGATTACATGTGATGAGGATTCTAAGTGTCCTGATCAGCCTGATCGCAGCAAGCGAGAAGACCTTCACCATAAAGATTGCATTCCCTGGATAAAACACAATTGTTGGCATAGTTATAACCAGCGGGATAAGTGTGAACATAAAGAAGATTGTGATCTTATTGTTGGTGCTAGGATGCGGTGCTCAGAACATTGTGGAAACACAGTGAGGGAAGTGCAATAGGCTTCCTCGCCTCGTAAGAGGTCATACAAGTAACAGACTGGTACTTAACGAATGCGCAGCACGACTTGGTGTATCACTCCGTTAAATTGGCGGAGTATAAATCTTTCCTAATTGACTTGGAACCCGAAGTGTGCACAATAAGTGCATAACCGGAAACAAGGGGCAAGAGTATGAGTAAAATAATGATTTGTAAATATTGTTTCGTTGACCTTGCAAACGCAGAGACTTATTCTATGTCTAGTAAAGAACCCAATCGGCATTATTTTTGCCAAGAATGTATTCCTATGATGCGATTGGTTTCTGATTGTGTGAAGGATGCTATCAACGAACGTGTTTTTTTCGCTCTCGCATCTATGAGCGAACTTATTACTCGGCCTGAACGACTTAACGGAAAGACCTCTGATAAAGAGGGTGCGAAAGTCTGAACACGATTCGATAAGATCGTGAGGAGGATCCGAAGAGGTTCTCCCGCCTGAAAAGGTCATACAAGTAACAGATTAGCAAACGGAAGATCAGCTAACTCGCGATATGCTAGCGAGTACTGCGTCGTTTATTAACTGCGTTGGTGGTGTAAACGGTGATATACCGACTGAAATCACTCGCTCTGATGTTGATGAAGTGGTGCGTACATTGCTTGATAACAATGCGTACACCATCATGGATAACATTGAAGGTGAAGATAAGTTCGGTACAGCACCAGTTCGTGATGCATACTTTGCATTATGCTCGACTAACCTGACTGGTAACCTTGATGCAGTATCTGGTTTCATTCAAAAGAACCAATATCCTGCACCAATGAATGCGTTACGTTCAGAATGGGGTGCAATTGGAAACCTCCGTTTCCTTATTTCATCCATTGGTTCACAAGTATTACAAGGCTCATCCCTTGGCAATACTGTGTACAACATATTCTGTGTGGGTATGGAAGCGTATGCATGCATCGAACAAGATGGCTATAGCGCGAGCTTTATCTATCGCCCACCTATATATGATAGTCCATTAGCCTTAAACGCTTCTGTGGGCTACAAATTTGCTGAAGTGCCGCGTATCACTAACGACCTCTGGGTCATTAACCTACGCGCTACATTAGCGTAATAAGGAGTAACCATGGACGGAACTATAATTGGACAAGGTACCTTTTCTGCTTCATATTCTGGTGCTAACCCTAATACTGGTGTTGCAAGTAACCAAGCAGGTAATGCGGTTATCATTGCAATCCCTTCTGGTGTTGATTGGCTCAAAGTGTATAACTACACAAAAGCCGGTCAAAACGGAGTAACTACCGCTTACTTTAATGGTACAGGGAATGCTTCTGTAGGTACCGAATTCTATTGGCAGCGTGGCATGCCTGTTGGTGGCGGTATCGTTTATTACAAAGGCGCTACAACTGCAGTAGTAGGTGAAGATACAATGGTATCAGGAGGGTTTACGCTCTATGATCCATCAGGACAAACACCTGGTGCATTGCCATTGCTCAGTTCTCCTGTAGCAACCACTGCTTCTACAAACGCAACGCGTCCCGTAGTTAGCACTGCAAATACAGCAGGATTAAGTGTGGGTTCTGTAGTGCGTTTGAATTCGACTGCGCAAAATGATGTGAATGGTATAGATTTTGTTGTTGGGGCCGTGACCGCTAACACAAGCTTTACTTTACTCACATCAACTAACCCATTGGCTACCGCGCCGGGTGCAATAGGTGGTGCTGGATTTTATAGTATTGTTAACGTAAATCCACTCTTCTATCCACGTCGTCGTGTTATCGTTAACATTACTCAAGCAAATCCTGCACAAGTAAGTACTGCGGTGCCTCATGGTATGACTGCTGGGCAATCAATTCGATTCGAAATCCCTTCCCAATCAGGAATGGTTCAATTGAATTCAAATTCAGCAAACAACTATAGAACTGCAACAGTTGTGCAAGTAATCGATGATTATAACTTTACCGTAAATATAGATACTACCAGTTTCCCTGCGTTTACATGGCCTACTATTGCGCAACAACCATCTTCATTCCCACAGTTCTCTCCTGTTGGTGAAGATACTGCTGCTGCATTAGTGAGCCCTTATGCGCAAGTGCCTAGCATTGGTGGTCAGCAAATCTTTAATACTAATACTGGAATCCTGGCCGACTCGACCGTTAATACCGGTTTCCTTGGCATGATTCTTGGTAGTGGTGGTAATGGAACTGCCTTGACTACACCAATAGTTGGACCCGCTGGCGCTGTACATTTTACTTCAGGAAACGTCATTGATGTTGCTGACAGTATGTACTGGGTTGCAGGCAAGTCTACTTACGGCGGCCTATAATCCATCTATGCCTAAAGGCTACGCCGGACGCGGTTTGCTTTTTTCATGCGTGGGAGTGGGAGCGAAAGCTCTCCTCCCAGTCTTCGTAATTTTTATAGAAAGGAAATGAATGACTCAAGTTCAATCGACAAGCACACCAGTAAAGAAAATAAAAGAAAAACCTAATTTGAACTACCTCCGTGATAAACATGCGGAGATAGTACCAGGAATATTTAAATATTTTGAAGCACCAGGAGGCACCTTAAGTTTTACCTTTAGAGAATTCAAAGGTGAAAAGCCGATACGTTATGACCTCACTGATGGTGAAGTATATCGCATACCCTATGGAGTAGCTAAACATCTTAATAAAGATGGTTGGTACCCTGAATATAACTTTGTTCCCGGTGACAAATCTATTCAGATGGGAGCTGCGGTAGCTGGCTTTGCAAATAATGCTTTTCAGAAGATAACCAGAAAAGTGCATCGCTATGCATTTCAAAGTCTTTAATTCACAGATATTGAGGATATACCCAATTCTGTGTCATCAATAGTAACAATAGAGTCGGTTTAATCTTAGGAGAGACCGTAATGGGACGTTGTTTTGCTTATCCTAATCCCATATTCCAGCCTGCCATGCGGCTTATAGCAGCAATAACGAATGCTAATCCTGCTGTTGTAACCACTACCTTCGCGCATCTATACCTTACTGGGTTAATAGTTCGCTTAGATTTGCCACCAGCAGTGGGTATGCCGCAGGCTAATGGTATGACGGGCACCATTACGGTCCTTTCTCCTACGACCTTTTCTATCAATATAGACACGACATTATTTACGCCATTCGCTATTCCCGCAATGCCTGGACCTCATGAAGATATATGTGCTCAAGTAGTACCTGTAGCGGAAGTAAATAGTTCGCTTGTGCAGGCCGTCCAGAATATACTGTAATTAAAGAATCAAGAAGGAGACTAATATGTCATTAACGATAGCCCCAACAACTACGCTTCAAGCCATTCAGACGAAGGTGCGTCGTTTGACGCGATCTCCTTCACAAGCTCAATTAACCGATACCGATCTTCAGAATTATATTAATACGTTTGTGGTCTATGATTTCCCTGAGCATCTCAGAATGTTCAATCAGAGAACTACGTATACATTTGTAACCAATCCAGGACAAGATCGTTATCCCACCGATATTGCATCATTCGCTGGTGTCACAACAAACCCATTGTATGATTTCCAGAACAAATTTCTGACTATGCATGATCCTATCTATATAGCAGGATATCAATCATACTTCACTCAATCACGTGAGCAGTTCTATGGTATATATCCATTCACCAACTCTATTCAATCAACGCAGATCTTTGGCAACGGCATAACACAAACATTCTCAGGCAACTTACAGATTATTCAGGGGCAACCAGGCGGTGGTGCTGTTCTCTTACAGAATAACGTGCTTTTCTCTTCTATTGATGTAAATGGACTTGGCCTTGCGCTAACTGATGTGCCACTCGTAAGCCTCACAACTGGTAATAATACAGTTGAGGGAAATCTTTATACACCTCAAACACAGCCGGCCGTTCCGCCCACTACGGCTAATTTTGATCCAACTAACTTTATTAACTATGTGACTGGCCAATTTACGATCACATTCCCAACACCACCTGCTAATGGTCAGGTAATTAATAGCCAGACCGTTCCTGTGGTTACTGCATTGCCACAAGCGCTTATGTACTATGACAATACGTTCTTTGTAAGACCGGTTCCTGATCAAAGCTATAATATAAATTTTGAATGCTACATGAGGCCTAGTTTTATCATGGATACTACTGATAACCCTCAACTGAATGAATGGTTTCAATATATATCATATGGCGCCGCAAAGAAGATATTAGAAGACCGCATGGATATGGATTCTGTCCAGTTACTGATGCCTGAATTTAAGAAACAAGAAGCACTGTGTCTACGCCGTACCTTGATACAGTATACAAATGAACGGACGGCAACAATTTATACCGAACAAACCAGCTTCGGACCAGGTAATGGTCAATGGGGTTGGGGCGGAGGACCTTTTTAGGAGAGTAATATGGCATGGAATCCAAATATTCCGCAGGCAACTGATCAGATTAATGTGTCTCAAGGCGATATTCTGCATAATTTTCAGGCCCTTGATCCGATATTTAATGGTGTTACAAACTTTGCCGCTATCTTTACTACACTCGGAGCGACACCAACTACGGGCGCATCACAGTTATCTATCTTTGCAGCTGATGATTCATCAAGTAATCCCCAATTATTTATTGGACCGCCGTCTACCGGAACACCGACTAATATAACAGGTTCAGGTCAGGCTACTAATGGCTGGGCACGATTACCCTCTAAGATACTTATTAAATGGGGCACGACTACGGCAGCCGTTAATACATTAGGAACTATTACATTCCCTGTTTCTGCTTCAGTACCAGTCTTTTCATCTCTATTCTATGTTTCTTCAGCGCAGACATTTGCGGCAGGCCCTACTACATCAACACTCAATGCTTCAGTTAGTGCCGGAAACTTTACGACAACAACATTCCAAGTATGGCCTAATACCACAACTGCGCCTTTAGTGGGTACAATTTCTATTACTTATCTAGCAATAGGAATCTAATATGGCTTTTGATCGTTTTCTTATTGCTCCCATAAATACAGGTTTGCAAACAGACTTAAGACCTTGGCTGACCCCCGATGATTCGATGGCCTATTTACAAAATGCTTATTGCTTCCGGGGACGCGTAAGAAAACGATTTGGTTCTCGTTTAATGGGAACTGGCTGGCCGACCGCTGCTACTCAACAACTATTTTCACGCTTTCGCATCAATCTTGGTAATACTGATGGTGCCGGAAACTTTGCTGGCACTGTTCCAGGCATTATATTTGCCGTAGGGCAAATGTTCTCAATAGGCACAGAGATATTCACCGTCTATCAAACGGGTGCGCCTGGAGTAATGCTTGATACCGGTGCATCAACAGTGCATACCTACAATACTTCTACTGGTGCAGTGGTTATCAATGGCGCTGCTGCATTGACTGCGGTATTTTTCTATCCGGCACAGCCAGTAATGGGGCTTACTATTTATGATTCCGGCCCTATTAATAATCAGCCTTCTTATGGATTCGATACACAATTTGCCTATGTATTCACAGGCGGAGCATGGGTCAGATCAGGAACTGCAATATGGCATGGTACCTATCAAAACTTTTTCTGGGCTACAAACTGGCAAGCTATAATTGATAATCCCCCATTACTTTTTGTCAGCAACTTCTATGCAGTTAATCCCGATGGCGTTGGAACTGCAACTGATGATCCAATATGGTATTTCGATGGCACTACATGGACTGCGGTTATTGGCGCTAATGGATTTTATTTTATGCCAGCTGGAGGTGCGCCTCATACTGGACCATTCATACTTACTGCCCGGATTATAGTACCGTTTAAAAATCGACTCGTATTACTTAATACCATTGAAAATAATGGGGCAGCAGCTTTTGGGGTCAATACTAAGTTCGTTAATCGTTGTCGTTATTCTCATAATGGTAGCCCCCTTGCGGTCAATGCATGGTACGAAACTAATCAAATCGATTCATCAGGAAATATTGCTGATGGTGGTGGCTATCTTGATGCAAGTACTGAAGAACAAATAGTCTCTGCTGAGTTTATAAAAGACAGGCTTATAGTTTATTTTGAACGCTCTACCTGGGAATTAGCTTACACTGGCAACGAAGTGTTGCCATTTGTATGGCAGAAAATTAATACAGAACTTGGCTCTGAATCGACATTTTCCGTGGTTCCATTTGATAAAGTGATACTCGCTATAGGAAATGTTGGGGTTCATGCCTGCAATGGTGCGAACGTAGAACGAATAGACAATAAAATTCCTGACGAGATATTCGAGATTAAGAATGTTAACAATTCTATAACACAGGTAGCTGGTGTTCGTGATTACTATGTGGAGATGGTCTATTGGACCTTCCTCAATACTAATTTTACAGGCATCTTTCCGAACCAAATACTTGTTTATAATTATCGCGATGCTTCATGGTCACTGAATGATGATACTATCACTGCTTTTGGCTATTACGAACAACAAGGAGCAGTTACCTGGGCTCAATTGACACAGACTTGGGAAGAATTGACCTCTACTTGGAGTGGCTTTACACTTGAATCGACCCCAAGACAAGTTATAGCAGGTAATCAGGAAGGCTATGTATTCATTATTGATGCAGATCTTGCACGCAATGCACCGGTGCTTCAAATCAACAATATCGTCACTTCAGGCTCGGGGATTAATGTTTCTATCACTAATCATAACCTTTCAGTTGGCGATTATATATCTATTGAATATGCCGGCGGTATCACTTTTTCTAATGGGCAGGTAATATTTCCCGTCAATGGCATTATTGATGTAAATACAATCAATATCCAGCATGTATCATTCACGGGTACCTATACCGGTGGTGGCCTTGCAACTAAAGTATCCAATATCCAAATCCTCTCCAAACAATGGAATCCTTATGTTAAGGAAGGCGGTAACGTCTATCTTGCTCGCATTGATTTTGGCGTACAACGTACAAGCACGGGGCAGATAACAGTTGATTACTACCCTTCAGCAAGTGAGCTTTCTATGATTGCACAGGGAACTGCTACCGGCGCTATCATGGGCAACAACGTCCTTGAAACATCGCCCTATGACCCTGCAATCTATCCCTTTGAGCAGGTTCAAGATCGGTTGTGGCATCCTATCTATTTTCAATCAGATGGTGAGTGTATTCAGATATTTTTATATTTAAGCCCTGGCCAATTGACTAATCCTTCCATTGCATGGTCTGATTTCCAGCTTGAAGGTATGGTACTTCATACACAAAGTACGTCTGAAAGGATTCAGTAATGGCACTTAATAATAATGCCACACTTTATGGTTCTTTCATCCCGACCACGAACATCTGGGATGTTGGGCAGCTTTATCAAACAGATGTTAATTCGCAGGAGTTTAAAGAGCTCTTGGTTCGCTTGTATCAAAATGTGAATAATATAGCTTTAGCGCTTAATCTCAAAGACACGGGCTATTATGTAAGGCAAGAGTTCGTTAATGGGCAACAATACTTCCCCAACCCCGCATTAAATTCATCAACCCCGACCGCTGCATCCATGAGACAAGTATTTCGCACCACAGTCAATTTTGGAGCTCTTCCTAATAATGCTACCAAGTCAGTTGCACATAATATTCCAATAACTGCGGGTTTTAGCTTTACCCGTATTTATGCAACAGCATCTGATACTACAGGTTTAACATATATTCCCATACCATTCGTTGATACTACCGGCAATAATATTGAATTATATGTTGATACCACAAATGTTAATATAATAACGACAAGTAACAGAACTAATTACACGATCTGTTACGTTGTAGTCGAGTACATAAAAAATTAAGGAAGAGTAATGGCTAGAAAAAAAGCGAATTATGGAAGCACGGTTCAGTTACCAGGGTTTCCTACTAATGTAAGGCATACTCCTCAGGCAGCGGCGCAACATGCAGCTAATCAAGCAGGTTTAGGAGCTATGGGTGGATTAGCAGGCGGTGGACAACCACAGAATATTTCTTCACAACTTTCTCCTCTTAATGCACAACCTGGATCTCTTCAACAAAATATGGCGCCTTTGCAAGGGGGAAATGTTGACGCTCTCTTAGATAAAGTTGATTCTGGTGCACAACTTGAACCGCAAGAAGCGCAAGCATTAAATGGCTATATTCAGCAGTATTTACCACAACAGCAACAGGGACAATATAATCCGCAAGATTATTTAAGAGGCCCACTGACTGGCTTATTTCCTCAAGATAATAATCAGCAGCAGGCTAATTTACCCTATGAGCAGTCACCTTTTTTTAAAGCGGCATCAGATTTTCAAAATAACCCTAATGTACCCCCTGCATTGAGAGAAAGGGCTAAAAAGCCAGGATTTTTACAAAAAGTATGGAATTGGATTAAAGGCCCAGTATTTTGGGGTGGCTCTGATCAAAGAGCTTCAACAGGATCACCAGGAAGTGTTCAAGCCGGTCAACAACAAGGTATGACCAACGATCCTTATGGTATTTCTGAAGCAAATCCCGGGCTTGCACAAGTATTAAGCCCTAGTGGACAACAACGAAGCGGCGCCGAAGGTTTTTTTATGGGTCATCATCCTGAAATCTACAATGTAAGCAATTTGACTGGTTATCAACAAAGAGCTTCTAACTACATATTAGATCAAGCATTGCGCGGATTACAGCAAAACCAGCCTAATTTTACTCCTATAGCTAACCAACAACTTGAACAGTTCTATACGCAAACAGTTCCTTCTCTTGCTGAACGATTCACCTCAATGGGTGGTGGCCAACGATCTTCTGCATTCCAAGGCGCTTTAGCCAATGCGGGAAGATTCTTGCACAATGATCTTGCTGCCCAAAATCAGCAATTTAATCAGCAAAATAGATCAAACTATACCAACTTGCTTAACTTTGGATTAACGCCACGATTTAACACTGCGCTTAATCCTGGCGGTGCTGGATTGTTGCCAGGAGCTGTAAATGCAGCAGGGGCAGTAGGTAAGGCGTATTTAACTGGCGGATTAGGCTGATAAAGGAAAACTATGATAATACTTCCACAACGACAATCTATCGGTGAAATACTAGGACAAGGACTCAGTGATGTTGCAACTCATTGGGCACAACATAGAACAACTTCTAA